TGGTTGAAAATCGGTGCCATACTCCACCATCAAGGTCAGGGTGACATTGAGTGGTGTGAGTTGTGGGATCGATGGTCAAGCCAATCGCATAAGTACCAAACAACTGGCCTCAACAGTTGTGAGAGCAAGTGGCGCACGTTTAAGGGTTCGGGCGCCACTCTCCGCTCTTTGATATTTGAGGTCAATCAAAAAAAGTTGCAAGAGGCATTAGATCGAGGTGAGACGATCCTTGATAATAATGTCATGTCACACGCACGTAAGTTTTTAGATAACTTCTACAACTCAGAGGAAGGCTATCGATTAGTTCACTACGCAGAGGACTTTTATATTCACGACAAGACACACTATGAGCCAATCGAAGAACTCACAGTGAGATCAGACATTTATAAATTTTTAGATCACTGCAAAAAAATAGGACGTAAGCAAGAGATACAACCATTCAATCCAACACCGGCGTCAGTGAGTGCCGCGATGGATGCACTTAAATCAATCGTGCATTTACCTAACCACGCAAACACAAGACCACCGATTTGGTTTGATAAGTATAAGAAAGATAAACCAGACGCATCCAAATTGATATCACTCCAAAATGGATTGTTCCATGTTGAGGATCGCGTATTGATTCCGCACTCATTAGGATTCTTTACACAGAACTCTTTAGCATTCCAGTACGATCAAAATGCAGAGTGTCCAGTGTGGATAAACTTTTTAAAATCAGTATGGGAAAATGACAATGACTCAATCGAAACCTTGCAAGAGATGTTTGGATACATTTTATCGGGCGACACGCGTCAACAAAAATTCTTCAATATCATCGGGCCACGTAGATCTGGAAAAGGCACTATTAATAAAGTGCTGGTATCACTCTTGGGTCAGCACAATACCGTCGCTCCTGAGTTGGGTGAGCTATGCGATACTTTTGGCTTACAGCCTTGGCTTAACAAGTTGCTTGCTAGTTTCACTGACGCGCGTGCTCCCGAACGAAATCGCAATGCCGTTGTTTCTCAGCTGCTTCGTATTGTTGGTGGCGATACCGTTACTGTTAATCGTAAGAATAAAGAAGCTTGGAACGGATACCTCCCTACGCGAATTGTTATTTATTCAAACGAAGTCCTCCAACTTACCGAAAACTCAAACGCCCTCACAGGACGAATGATCGTGTTGAAGATGACCAAAACATTCTACAACAAAGAGGACACAGAGCTTGCGTATAAGTTATCCAAAGAACTCAGCGGCATCTTTAACTGGGCGATGGAAGGATTACGTCGTCGATTAGAGCGTGGTGGTTATTTTGTACAACCTAAATCAGGTAGCGCCTACTTAGAACTTATGACCGAATTAGGAAACCCAATCGGTACATTCGTAGAAGACGCGCTTGTATTTGAGGCAGACGCCGCGGTGTCAAAAGATGATGTGTTTGCATGTTACTCACGTTGGGCGATCAAACGTAAGATTCCACCAGGCAGTGAGCTTGCATTTAAACGTCGCTTCTTGGCAGCAACACAGGAGTACAATATTGAAGTCGGTGTCGAAAGACAAAATGGTGTACGTAGTCACGTGTATCGTGGCATTAAATTAACAGACAGTGCTCAACGATACGTCAACAGCATTGTGTCATTTGATGAGGGAGATTTTTAATGGTTGAATTGATGACAGCGTTTTTGCTTTACAACTATCATGCAAGTTATTTGTGGTGGATTGGTTACATATTAGTCTTTTTAATTGAGACCATTCAAGACATCAATTACAAATATGGTGAAGACGATGGAGCTTAGATGGTTTGTTAGAACCAATGGAGAGCGCGTACTGCAACACCTACGCGATGGTATTTGGATAAACATAACGACGGAGTATGAAAATGGCCAGAGTGCTGATGAACTACCACAGGAACGTAGCGGTCGAAGTACAAAGAGGAAGCAAGTGGACAACCATCGTGACAGGGTGGACACCAACGCACCGAGAAAAAATACTAAACGAAACACTCGATCGAGAATGGTATGAAATCAATTACCCAATCACCGCCGCGATTGAACGGTTTTTAAATCCTATTCTGCCATCGTCCACGATTGATGATACAGCTAAACGTGATCTAAAGGAGATCCTGAAGCATGAAACCAAAAGAGTATAGTTACTATAATGTTGACATAGGATTCTTTCCACGTTGCGTTAAATTGTGTTTTAATGACACGCAATTCCAAGATATCTTACGTGATCAAAATATCACAGATCAAAACATCACGGCACTCCAGACAGGTGTAGCAGAGACACACTATTTTGACACTGGCAAGAAGGGCATCATTGTCGTCGTGGTTAATTTAGATGATATGCATGACAGCGTTGATGAGATGGTGGCAACGATTGCCCACGAGACAGTGCATATTATAGAACGCATCAGTGACTACATCGGTGAAGAGGAAATATTTACAGAGGAAACACGTGCGTACTTATCAGAGTCAATTGTCCGTCAACTATTCAAAGCTTGCGTTATGGAAAAGGAAAAAAATGCTGGAAAAACACATAGAAAAATACTTCAAAAACTCAGTGGAGAAAGCGGGGGGTCTGACGTTCAAGTGGATAAGCACAGTGACGGGAGTACCAGACAGGATAGCGTTCCTAAACAAAAAAGTGCACCTCGTGGAACTAAAGGCAAAGTCAGGGCGACTCTCTCCAAGACAGGTAATCGTATTCCGCCTACTCGAAAAGCAGGGGTTCACGGTAACGGTTCTGTTTAGTGAAGAAGAGATAGATGCGTTTATCAAAATTAACAGCGAAACAAAAACAGATAAGAAATAGATTTTATTTCAATGCTAAAACTAGGGCAAAAAGAAAAAATCTTCCTTTTAATTTAACAAAAGAATATTTGGAATCTATTGCAACCGATGAATGTCCAATATTTAAAATTCCTTTTGAGTGGGGTCAATCAGGTTTAGGTAAAGGTAAACAGAAACAAACTGCCCCAACATTAGATCGCATACTGCCACACAAAGGTTATGTGATAGGTAACGTGGCATTTATATCAGAACGCGCCAATAGAATAAAAGATAACGCATCGATGGAAGAAATGTATAAAATAGCAGATTGGATTTGGGAACACTTACATGCTCAGCAGAAATAACCTACATCAATACCAAAAAGATATTATTGAGAAGGCGAAAGCTATTCCCAATCTGGGACTATTCTTACCCCCTGGACTGGGCAAGACGACAACCACGCTCACTATCATTGCGGAACAATTCAAAGGACGCACACTGATTATTGCACCAAAGAAGGTGGCAGAGTCTGTGTGGACTGAAGAGATATCAAAATGGGATCACCTAAAACATTTGCGCATATCCAAAGTACTAGGCAATCCAAAAGAGCGAGCAGCTTCATTGCAGCGCGACTCAGACATTTACATCACCAACTTAGAAAATGTAGTCTGGCTCACAGAATTAAAAATACCATTCGACAACTTAGTCATCGATGAATCATCACGCTTCAAAGATCCGTCAACTAAAAGATTCAAAGCACTCAAACCATTACTTAAAACATTTAAGCACCGCATCATTCTTACAGGCACACCCACACCTCAAGGATATGGTGACTTGTGGAGTCAAGTCGGTATATTAGATTTAGGTACAAGGTTAGAGACATCCATCACACGCTTTAGACAAAAGTACATGGAGCCAACTGATAAGAACTGGCACACTGGCGTCGTGTATAAGTGGGGCATACGTGAGGGTCAAGAGACTATCATCCAAGATAAGATCAAGGACATTTGCTTCTCACTAAAAGCTGAGGACTATCTAAAGCTACCAGAGATCACTAAAATCTACCACAATATTTATTTAGGGCTAGACTCAAAGGCGCAGTATAAAAAGCTACTCAATGACATGGTGTTAGAAATTGGTGATGAGACGATCACAGCACCAACCGCCGCGACTCTATCAAATAAACTACTGCAGTTTACTTCCGGATCAATATATAAAGAAGACGGATCATGGACGTGTATCCACACAGCCAAGATAGATTTTATGGAAGACATGCTAGATGAAAATGCACCGACGTTGGTCTTCTATCACTTCAAGGCTTCCCTGCAAAAACTCAAAGAACGATTTCCACAGGCAAAAATGTTGGACGAAATTAACCATCAAGATTGGCGTGATGGCAAGGTGCCTATGCTACTTTGTCATCCCCAATCAGGAGGGATTGGTATCAACCTACAGTGTAACGTAGGTGAGACGGCACAGATTGTATGGTACGACCTACCATGGTCAAGCGAGAACTATATTCAAGCCAACGCTCGGATACACCGCCAAGGTCAAACAAAACCCGTCATTATCCACCATTTAGCTATAGAAAATAGTATCGATAACCAAGTTATAGGAGTGCTAGAGGGCAAAATAAATTTACAAAATGCCGTCCTAAATGCCTTAAAATTTGCATTAGTATAGTACGATGAAAACTACTACTAATGAAACTAAGCATGTGGTTAATGCTATGTTGCCTCGGCTATCAGACGAAGATCCAGATATTATGGAGCGCGATGATTCAAAAGAGGCGCATTATGCATTCCCGGCATCCGAGGGCTGGCTTCCATGGAATTCAGAAGATATCAATGACGTTAGAAAAATCATTGATAATATTCTAGATCCTAAAGAACAGTTTATTTTTGAAGCATTTTTGGATGGACTCACGTATAATGATATTTCGGTAACTGAGAAATATTGGCGGTACCATTTCCAAAAAGGATTAGAGAAAATAAAGAAGGAGCTAAGCGTATGAAACATGATCCAGTCAACCATCCTAAACATTATACAGGACATCAAAGCGGTATAGAGTGCATTCAAATTACAGAACACATGAACTTCTGTCTTGGGAATGCGGTGAAATACATCTGGCGTGCAGATCTAAAACACGATGCCATTGAAGACTTAGAAAAGGCAATATGGTATATTCAACGAGAACTAGATAAAAGGAGAACTAAATGAGCGATATTAGCAATTCAAACTTAACACTAACTTTAAAGGTTAGCGACGTAAATAGATTATTAACTATCTTAGGTGAAACAGCTTACACAAAATCAGCTGACTTAATTTCACAAATCCAAGCGCAAGGTAATCCACAAGTTAAAGAATTACTTGCAGCATGTGAAGCAACACCGGTAGATGGTGACATCATTACAACAGCAGATGCTTCAACTACATCAGCTCCAGCAGAAGAAACACCAGCAGCATAATGGCATCCGATCTATTAAATAAGATGATGGAAAAGGGCGGCTTTTCTAACGCTGAGAACATTGAGAAAAAGCGCCAAGAATTAGCCGCAGCCGTAACCCGCGTCGTTATCAATGAGGCTATGGCTGAGATGCGTGCTCGTAAAGCCGAGATTGAGCGCATGTCAGTTAAGACCGACAATGGGGCGAAAACAGAGTAATTTGTGCATTAGTAGATATAGGACAACCTATGTCTACTCTTAGCCCTTGCAAAGGTGTTTGCCGTTTAGATAAAGAGTATTGCGTAGGATGCAAACGCCACGTTGACGAAATTGTCGAGTGGTACAATTTATCTGAAAAGAAAAAACAAGCAGTCATTGAAAGAATAAAGAATGGCACAACCTACCACAAAAAAATTTAAGTTTACAGAAGACCACGCCAAAATCATTGTTGATTTAGGCAAGCAAGGTGCATCTCAAAAATCGATGTATGCTGCTATTGGTATCAGTAAAACTACTGCATTAAAATTAAAGAAAGAAGATCCATTCTTTGCAGAGACTATGGATCTTGCTACAACTTATGGTCAGTCATACTGGGAAATGATGATGTTGGCCAACATAGAAAACAAGGCATTTAATTCACGCGTTGCAGAGATTGCTTTACGTGGTCAATACCCCGAAGACTACAAAAATGATAGAGAGCAAAAGATTGATCTAAAAGCTGAAGTGACAGTCGATTTTAACAAGGAAATTGCTAACCTAATTTCAGCATTAAAGCAATAGTTTTGCCCAAAATAAATAAAAATAATTAGGCCCGAAAGGGCCTATTTTTTTGCATTAGTATATGTACACTTTTACGAATTGAAAGAATATTATGTCTACAGCACACGCACTTTTATCCGCATCATCATCTCATCGATGGCTTATATGTACACCTAGTGTCAAACTAGAATCTACTCTTCCAGACCCTCCAAAAAGCTCAACTACTTTTGACTTTAGTGCCGAAGGAACTATGGCACACTCATTGGCAGAAGTTAAACTACGGCATCATTATGGCCAGATTGACAGTGAAGAATTTAAACGTGAATATGACATTATTAAATTATCACAATACTATAATGAAGAATTTGAATATTACGTAGATAATTATGTCATGTTTGTCAAATCTCAAATTGGAGATAATGATAAACCATTATTTGAACAAAAAGTAGATTACTCAGAATGGGCTCCCAATGGATTTGGTACAGCTGACGTCGTAATACTATCTGAAAATTCTATTCATGTAATTGATTTAAAATTTGGTAAAGGCATTCCAGTTAACGCGATTGATAACAGTCAATTACGTTTATATAGCATTGGCGCTTGGTCTAAATTTAAAGAAGAGTTTCCAAATATAAAAGAATTAAAATACACTATCGTTCAACCACGTTTGGATAGTATAACAACAGATAGTACAACATTAGCTAAAATGCTAGATTGGGTTAAATTTTTTGTAGCCCCAAAAGCCCGACTTGCTTGGACTGGTTCAGGATCATTCATTGCTGGAGATCATTGTCAATGGTGTAAAGCGAAAGCAATTTGTAGGGCTCGTGCAGATTATAATTCCGAATTAGCCAAACTTGACTTTAGAGATCCTCCATTATTAAGTGAAGACGAACTTAACAATGTACTACTCAAAGCACAAGACTTAAAGACTTGGGTAAATGACGTGGAAGATTTTGCATTGAATCGTGCAGTCCATGAAAACAAAATACCTGTTGGATTTAAATTATCTACCTCAGTGACACATAGAAAGATTACCGATCAAACATTGGCTGCTAAAGTACTCTTAGAAAAAGGTTTAGATCAAACAGCCATTTTTGAGCCTGTCAAATTAAAGTCAATTGCTACGTTAGAAAAACTAGCACCGAAAGGTCAGATTGTTTCGTGGTTAGGTGAATTAGTACAACGTCCTGAGGGTCAGCCTAAATTAGTCCGCGACTCAGCCAACGCGGCGGATGACTTTAAGTGATGAAATATAAATGCTTTGGTAGATTAATTGATGTACCTGACAGCCTTGTCAACAAATTTACAAAAGACTTTGATTCACTACCAAACAGTGGTCAGTGGGAAGCAATAAATGACTTGCGTAATGGCGTCTATGAAGTTATGCTATTAGTTCAGATGGATCCTGATATGTTAGATGATCTAACATATATGAAAGATTTCGTCAACTCCCTTGCGATTAAAAAAGCAATGGAAAATAATGGGATAATGTATGACGCTTAATAATATTATAATGTGGTGTTTTTTAATAATACCGTTGCTTTGTTTAATATTGATGTTTATAATAGCAGTTATCAGTGTAGAATATAAACTATACTGTAAAAGAAAGGGTAGACGAACTAACCCCTATTGAAGTTTAGTTCTTACGTTAAGGAGAAATAGTATGGCAGCAACAAATAAAATTAAAATTGTTACAGGTAAAGTACGTTTTTCATATGCGCACGTGTTTCAACCAAGTGCAGCAGTTGAAGGTGGTACACCAAAGTATTCAGTATCTTTGATTATTCCAAAGTCTGATACAGAAACTGTAGCTAAATTTCAAAAAGCTTTTGAAGATGCAGCAAACACAAACGCAGCATTCTTTGGCGGTGCAGTTCCAAAGAATTTAAAAGGCGGTTTACGTGATGGTGATGCAGAGAAAGATGATCCAGCATATGCTAACTCATATTTCATCAATGCAAACTCAGCACAAAAACCAGGCGTTGTTGATGCTAATATGAATGCGATCATTGATCCTTCAGAGTTCTATAGTGGTTGCTATGGTCGTGCTTCAGTCACCATGTATCCATATAATGCATCAGGTAACAAAGGTATTGCGTGCGGTTTAAATAACGTACAAAAGTTAGAAGACGGAGATCAATTAGGCGGTGGCACTTCTGCTGCAGCTGACTTCGCAGTCTAATGCAAAAAATCTTAGTCATGGGTCTTCCTGGCGCGGGCAAAACAACAATGGCCCGCGCTTTGATGAAGCAATTAAAACATCATAACAAATCTGTTAAATGGTTTAATGCGGATCGAGTTCGGGAAGACTTTAATGACTGGGACTTTTCTGATAATGGTCGATTACGACAATCCGCTAGAATGTATTATCTAGCAAAACAATCCAAAGAAAATTATGTCATATGCGATTTTGTTTGTCCGACAAAACTTATGTATGCATTGTTTGAGCCACAAATAACTGTATGGATGGACACCATCAAGGAAGGACGCTACGAAGACACTAACAAAATATTTACACCACCTAGCAAATACGATTTTAAAATAACAGAAAAAGATGCAGCGAAACATGCTGCAATAATTATTGGAAAGATACTAAATGGATCAATATAGAGAATACATTGCCGCGAGTCGATACGCGCGTTTTATCGATGAAAAGAATAGACGTGAAACTTGGGAAGAGACAACCAAAAGATTTGTAGATTATATTTTTAGTCGCACAGATGCAATTAAAGATGATGAAGAATTAAAAAAAGAAATTACATTTGCTATTTATAACCATGAAGTTATGCCGTCCATGCGTGCTATGATGACGGCAGGAAAGAGCGCTGATCGTGATAACACCTGTGTATATAATTGTTCGTACCTTCCAGTCGATGATCCTAAGTCATTTGATGAGGCCATGTTTATTTTGTTATGTGGAACAGGAGTTGGTTTCTCTGTCGAATCAAGTAATATTAACAAACTGCCCGAAGTGCCGGACACTCTATTTGATTCCGAGCACACCATCGCCGTTCATGATTCAAAAGAAGGTTGGGCAAAAGCATTAAGATTATTATTGGCTCATCTATGGGCAGGTGAAATCCCAAAATGGGACATGTCAAAAATCCGCCCAGCAGGAGCTCGATTAAAAACATTTGGTGGTAGGGCGTCTGGTCCAGATCCATTAATTGATTTATTTAATTTTGTAGTAGCAACATTCAAACATGCCAAAGGTCGTAAACTCAATTCATTAGAGTGCCACGACATTATGTGTAAGATTGGTGAAGTAGTTGTAGTAGGTGGCGTACGTCGATCTGCTATGATCTCACTATCAGACTTAGATGATGAAAGGATTAGACATGCAAAAGCGGGACCTTGGTGGGACACAGCGCCGCATCGCGCGCTTGCGAATAATTCCGCCGTATATAACGAGACGCCTACAGTTGGTAAGTTCATGGAGGAATGGCTCTCACTCTACAACAGTCACTCGGGGGAGCGCGGTATTTTCAATCGAGAGGCTGCTAAGAAAACGGTATCAAAATTCGGACATCGAGATCCAAATTTCGAATTCGGTTGCAATCCGTGCTCCGAAATTATTCTTCGTCCGTATCAATTTTGTAACCTCACGGAAGTTGTTATACGCCACGACGATACCAAAAAATCACTTGAACGCAAAGTTATCTTGGCGACTATTTTGGGTACTATACAGTCAACGTTCACAAAATTCCCGTACCTAAGAAAAGTATGGCAAAAGAATACTGAAGAAGAACGCTTGCTTGGTGTATCATTAACTGGTATATTTGATAATACTTTAATGACCACCCAAGGAGATAAACTAAATGGAATTCTTAACGAACTTAGAGATGTGGCGAGGACTACGAATAAAATCTGGGCAGAAAAACTTGGAGTCCCAACCAGTGCAGCAATTACCTGCGTCAAGCCAAGTGGAACAGTCTCTCAACTTGTTGACTCTGCGTCAGGAATCCATCCAAGACATTCTAAATTCTATATTAGAAGAGTACGTGGCGACAAAAAAGATCCACTTACAACCTTCCTTGTGGAACAAGGCGTTCCTAGCGAAGACTGCGTATATAAACCGACGCAAACAACAGTATTCAGCTTCCCTCAAAAAGCGCCAGATGGATTAACACGTTCAGATGTCACTCCAATTAGTCACTTAGAATTATGGCTAACTTATCAAAGAGAGTGGTGTGAACACAAACCTTCTGTTACAATATCGGTTGAAGAAAAAGATTGGCCGAGTGTAGGTGCATGGACATGGGATCATTTTGATCAGATTAGTGGTGTGTCATATTTACCATATGATGGTGGTACATATAGACAAGCACCATATGAAGAGTGCACAGAAGCAGAATATAAAGAACTAAAAGCAAAAATGCCTGTCATTGATTGGACTAAGTTCCAAGAAATAACTGACAATGTAGAAGGCGCACAAATGCTTGCATGCGTGAGCGGTGTTTGTGAAATATAGAACTTTCACGTGGTGGTGAAGTAGGAGGGGCTGCTGTACGGGCTCCTCTTTTTTATTTAAGGAAAAATCATGGCAGAACAAAGAGTACATCCAAGTAAAAGACATCGTGATCCGTTTAAAACTAAAACGGGTAAAGATAAACTTAAAGCATTAAGCATGAAAAAACTTTATGAGATGTTAGATAAAGTTAAAGAAGCCGGTAAAAAGCGTGCTAAGATTGCTAAGGAAATAGCAAGGAGAACACCGATTGAGTAATCATTCAGAAGCAGGCAAAGGATCTAATAGACGACCAGCTCAAGTATCACAAGAAGAACTTGATAGGAACTGGGATTTGATATTTAAAAAGAAAAAATCTCGTATAGATATTATTGGACAAAATGGCAATGAGGGTATACACTATGACTCAGATGATAACGTTGATCGATGGTCAGCAGTATTGCGAGATGAATATGATTCTAAATATTGGAA